TAGCGGGATTCACTCGGACAACACGCTATTTGCTTTGATCTACGAGATCGACCAGCAAGACGATCCAGGCGAAGAATCGAATTGGATTAAGAGCAACCCAAATCTGGGAGTGTCGGTTAAGCTTGATTATCTCCGAGAGCGATGGAACGAAAGCAAAGCAACGGCACTAGGTCGAAATCGGTTCAAGCGGTTTCATGGAAATTGTATTGTTTCATCGACCGAAAAAGCGTTTGACCTTGCGGCATTTGATCGATGCGTTGGTGTTCATTCTGATTGGAAAGATGCTGACGGTCTCGGGGCAGGCGTTGACTTAGGATCTCGCGACGACCTGGCAGCATACGCTCTTTGTGCTCGTTTCCCGGTAAGCGTTGACGACAAAGGCAAGATCATTTACCGCTATGAGGTCAAGACTCGGGCTTTCATCGCTGCGGATTCAAAGCGTGACTTGTCGGCGATGCCTTTTGCTGAATTCATTCACTCGGAAGAATTATTTAAGTGTGCCTACCCGATTGAGGATCTTACTGAGTCGCTGATTGAAGAAATCGAAGCGTTTGAGATTGAGACGGTTGCATACGATCCATATAACGGACAGCAACTAGGCGAAAAGCTTAGCAAGGTTGGAGCGACAGCGGCAAGGATGGCTCAAAACCAAGCCAACTTCAACGAGGCCATCAGAGACTTTATTCAATTGATGCAAGATGGTCGGCTAGTTTTTCAAGAGTCTCGATTGCTGCGATGGTGCGCGAACAATGCGATGATTTGCAAAGACCGTCAAGATCGATGGATGTTTGACAAGGCAAAGAGCAAAGACAAGATCGACCCGATAGTGGCGGCGGTAATGGCCTACAGGATTGCAAGTTTGCAGCCTGAGCGTTCGTCTGGTAAACTTTACATCACTTAGGAGCAACAGGGATGAGCTTAATTGGCGTGTTTGCTAGATGGATGGGCATTGACGACGACTCTTTTTCAAGCGGTCGCAAGGTCGGTTTGCGCGATGCTCTTGGAGTCCCTCCTGCTTGGTATGCTCACAACAAGCTAACAGGTGACTTTGGGCGGTTGCCGATTGACGTTAAACGAAAGGTCGGCGAAGGATCTGTAAACGATACTAAGCATGACGGCTACTATCTTTTGCGAGAGCAACCGAACAAGATTCAGGCTCCAACGACGTTCAAAGAACAGATCCTTAGTCATGCGTTGATGAAGGGCAACGGTCGAGCGGCGATCATTCGAACGAGTCGCGGTATCTCGGAGTTAATCCCAATGATGCCGGATGCGACTTGGACAATCATCCACGAGGGCGAAAAGTACCATATCACCAAGCCAGAAAATCAGAGCAAAAGGGATCTTTTCGACACGTTCGACACTGACAAGAACGGCTACTTGATTTTCCACGATAGCGACGTTTTGCACCTTACTGGCTTTAGCTGGGACGGTGTTGAAGGTCTCGGACTGCTTGACATTGCAAACGCAACATTCGCGACAGGGTACGAAGAAACGAGGTTTAAGCTTAACCAACTGCGTCGAGGATTTCGCGGTAAGCTTTTTCTTGAGGCACCTCCGGCGGCATTCCGGAAAGCAGAGGACGCTAAAGAGTTTATTGACGACTTCAATAAGATCGAAGCAGGCTCGGAGAATTCCGCCAAAGCTGGCTTATTGCGTGAGGGCATCAAGGCCAATGCTGTTTCGATGAACAACAATGATGCACAGTTTGCGGCATTGCAAAAGCTCACCCGTCAAGAGGTCGGAATGCTTTTCGGGCTTGAAGGGATGCCGGGCGATGGCGATTCGGTCAGCTACAACAGCTTGGAGCAAAAGCAGCTTGCGTATCTTCAATGTCTCGACCATTGGTTGGTCAAGTTCGAGGAGCAGTGCGACATCAAGCTACGCACCCCAAGAGAGCGACGATCGGGCGAAGTGTATTTCAAGTTCAACGCGGCGGCTCTTTACCGTACCGACTTGCGAACGACGATGGAAAGCTTCAGCAAGGCCATTGCATCGCGGATTATGAATCCGAACGAATGCCGGGCCAAGCTTGATCTCAATCCATACGAGGGCGGTGACGAGTTCATTAACCCGGCGATCAGTACGCCAACAGGCGAACAGTCAGCCGATGAAGTCGAGGACAGCCCGGAGGATGAACAAGAGGACGAGCAAGAGGATGCGCAAGATTCTCGAAACGATCGAGCGGTTGAGCAAATGTTGCGGGACTTAATCAAGACCGAAGGAAACAACGCCATTAACGCATCAAAAAAGGCTCAATTTGTCGCCTGGATCGGCAAGAACTATCCTCGATGGCAAAACAAGCTAGCCGACAAGATCGAAGCGATCGGACTTGATCGAGACTTGGCTAGGATTCATTGCGAGAAATCGACCGAAGTACTCGCAGGATTGGCGGCAAAACATGGTGGAATCAGCCTACAAAAGGCTGTCGAAACTGAGGTTAAATCGTGGGAAAACAGGGTTTTTGACCTGAAAGGGGCTCAAAAATGATCGAAGTACGCGCGGAAACTGCGGAAATTCTGCTAAGTGGCATAGTCGGCGATGGTTGGGACGAAAACCCGATCACCCAAAAGGGCGTGGCCGAGGCTCTTAAGTCGTTCGGGTCGAGCCCGGTTACGGTTCACATAAACAGCCCAGGAGGGTTCGCCGACGAGGGCATTGCAATCTATAACACGCTCAAAAAGCATCCAGGCGAAGTCACAACGATTAACGACAGCCTTGCAGCGTCGGCGGCTAGCGTGATTTTTCTTGCTGGCCAGAATCGCTTGATGGCCGATGGGTCGCGGGTGATGATCCATCGAGCAATGTCATTTGCGATGGGCAATCAAGACGACTTCGCCAAGGCGATTGCTGCATTAAAAGCTTACGATGCGTCGCTCGTTGACATTTACAACAGGCACATGGTCGAGGATCCAGCAGAGATAGAGCGATTGATGGCGGCTGAGACTTGGTACAATGTTGACGAGGCTATAGCGTCAGGATTGGCCACAGGTCGCGTCGAGAACGGCAAGAAGTACAAGAAGCCAAAGAACGCTTTCGATCAAGCGGCGGCGTTGCTAGCTCGTCAGAAGATGGCTCAGTACGCCCAACACTTGACAAGCAACAAGCGATAGCGTAAAGTGATTTCCGGCTGGCCAGAATTGCTAGCCGCTCTGCAACTAATTAGCGGCAGTGACACACGGTTCAAAACGATTCAGTTTCCCGTGGCAGTCATGCCGCTATCTTGGTTTAACGACTGCCACACAACCCACAGGGGCAGTCAGAATGAAGAGCGCAAAAGCGTTAGGTGAAGAAATCCAAGCCTTGCAAGCCAAGGTTCAAGCGATCCAAGCGGTCGCAACTCAAGAAGGTCGCGAATTGCTCGAAGATGAGCAAACCGAGATCGATTCGATCCTCGGAACTGAGGGCAAAGCCGGTCAGATTGAGAATCTCTCGAAGCAGCGAGAGCGAGCGATCAAGATCGAGCAAGCGGTCAGCAATACCGTTCGCCAAGTGGTTGACAATCAACCTTCGGCGGGTGCGTCCTTCAAGATTCCAGCAAACGCAAGGGCTACCAAAAAGCTTGTTGCGTTTACCGGAGAGACAGCCGAGCAAGATGCTTTCAAGGTCGGCAAGTTCTTCCAAGCCCACTTCGGAAGCGACTCAGCTAAACAATGGTGTGCGGATCATGGCGTTACCAATACGCTCCAAACCAACGATCCGACCGGAGCCGGTGTTTTGGTTCCGACCGAGTTCGTCAACAGTGTCATTCGCTTGGTGCTGTCCTACGGTGTTATCCCTCGATACGCCTTCGTCCGATTGATGGCAAGCGACACCTTGACGCAATCGCGACGATTGACCGGCATGAAGGCTTATCCGGTCGGTGAGTCGAAGGAAATCACGCAGTCGCAAGCTACCTACGGGCCGATTAACCTCGTTGCTCGAAAGTGGGGCACGTTGACCAAGGTATCGAGCGAGCTTTCGGAAGATGCGACGATCAGCATGGCCGAAGAAATCGCAACCGAAGCAGCTTTGGCTCACGCTCTTGCGGCTGACGAAGCTGGGTTCCTTGGCGATGGCACTGCAGCCTATCACGGCGTTGTGGGTCTTGCCAATGTACTCAAGGCTGGCTCTGTTGTGACTGCAGCAGCAGGCCAAAACACCGCAGCGGCTATCACTATCGCGATGTTCCAAGAGGCTGTTGGCAAGTTGCCTGAGTTTCCCGGCATCAATCCGGCTTGGTTTGTCTCCAAGTCGGTTTGGGCTAACGTCATGGGACGCTTGCAACTCGCAGCCGGTGGCAACAACAAGGAAGACCTTGGGCAAGGGCCGGTGACTCAGTTCCTCGGCTATCCTGTTGTGTTCTCAGAGGTTCTTCCAAAGACCATCGGGGCATCAACCAAGTTTGGATACTTCGGTGATCTTCGCATGGCCTCAACCTTGGGGATGCGTCGAGATTTCAGGCTTGTTGGTGACGTGTCTCGATACTTTGAGACCGATGAAATCGGGTTCCGATCGACGATGCGTTGGGACTACAACATTCACGAACAAGGTGACGCAAGCAACGCTGGGCCAATTCTTCAATTGGTCTCGGCATCCTAATCCACAATCAACAAAAGAAAGAAGGTGAACTATGAACCCTTTACACTACGTCAAATGCGTTCCAGCGATCAAGCCAGCGGCGATCCTCGATAACGCATCGGCCACGGCTGATGTGATCGATTGTCGAGGCTATGACTTCGCTCTGATCGTGCTCCAACTCGGAGCAACTGACATTGCGATGACAGCCCTGAAGCTTCAACAATGCTCCACAAGTGGCGGCGTTTATGCCGACATTACTGGAGCGACGTTTGCCGGTGGAACTGGCTACAACGGGGCTACGCTTGCCTTGCCAACCGCGACCGACGACGGCCAGACTTGTGCTTTCATGGTTGACATGCGAGGTAAGGAGCCGTTTTTGAAGCTTGTTGCGACCTTTGGCGATGGCTCAAGCGGTGGTTTCATCGCTGGCGTTGCGATCTTGGGTCAAGGCAAGGTTCCGCCAACTAGCTCAACTGGTGTCGCTGATGGCGATGTCTGTTTGGTGATCTAGTGGCTGTCGAACTGTTGACGATGTGGAGAGGCTTTCCGGCTGGTACACGGCTGGAGAGCCTCGGCGGTGGAGTCGAATCGATTCTGATTCAGCGGGGCATTGCAAGTGCGATTGATTGCCGAGACAGTGACAAAGCCGACAGCCGAGCCGGTGACGCTCAGCGAGGCGAAAAAACAACTCGAAATCGCAAGCAGCGACACTAGCCACGATACGCACCTGTCAGCATTGATCGGAGCGGCTCGGGAGCAGTGGGAACACGATACCGACAGCGTGACTTGTTTCCAAACGCTTCGTCTTCGGGTCGCTTCGATCTTCGACGGGTTTAAGTTGCTCAAGAGCCCGATTCACTCGATCACCTCGATTCAATACTACGACGGCAACAACACGCTGCAAACATGGGCATCGACTCAATACCAATTACATGTCGATCAAATCAGGCTTGCCTATCTAGTGACGTTGCCTGTAGCGGCTAGTCGTTGGGATGCTTGGACAATAACCTACAAGGCAGGACACTCGCAAGACGGCCAAAGTGTGCCCGAAGCAGCTAGGGCGGCTATCCTGATGCTAGTTGCTCATTACTTTGAAAATCGAGACATGGTCATGTCTGAGGCTTTGCAAACGATGCGACCATACGAGATGCTGGTACGTCGATTCATGAGGGCCAGCTACCCATGAGCGGATCAGGACGACCATCAAGACATCGAGTCGGAGCGATGCGACATCGTTGCACAATTCAGCAAGCGACAGAGACGCAAGATGCAAGCGGTCAGCCTGTTGTCAGTTGGTCGAATTACGTCGTTAACGAGCCATGCGAATGGAACCCAACGAGCGGCATCGAGAACATGCGTGGCCGTCAATTGGAGGCAGGGACTAGGGCGGTTTTTGTGGTTCGTTATCGATCAGGCTACAATACGCAAATGAGCGTTTTGTTCGATGGCGAGCGGTACGGCATCACAGCTATTAACCGCGTCGATGGACTGCGAAAGTATCTTGAAATCATTTGCTCGGCGGTGCTGTAATGGGAACGACAATTGAGATAAACGAATCACTGATAAAGGCTGTCGATGCGATACCTCTAACGCTTCGCAATGGGCCTTTAGGAAAGTGTCTCGGGGCGTTTGGCGAAACGATTGCAAGGGCTTGCAAATCGCAGGCTAGGAGTTCCCGGGGCGGCAGTCGGCTCAAGTGGTCAAAAAAGTACAAAAACAATCCGGCATTTCAAAATGACTCTCGCGATCACTTTGGGCATAAGGTCATGCGAAACGGTTTGGCTGTTTATGTCGGTGCGACATACCCGAAGGGCAACAAGCAGCAATTTGTCATGCCTATCAAACGCGGAACTAGCTACCAAAGGAATCTATGGGGCAAGCCAGGGCAATCGATACCGAGGGTCAGCAGAAAGGGAAAAGCCTACACGATGACAGTTGGAACGAAGCCACAAACAGCCGATTTTCCGATCCAAGATCGAGCGACAGTGAAGGCTTTCGACATTACCAAATCACAAGCTGGACAAGCTTTTATGAACGAACTACAAAAGCAAATCAAGGAGCTTCGCCTTGGCTAGAAATCTTCAGTTGACTCAAAAGGTAACCATTGCATCGAGCGGAACTGTTTCAGGTGCATTGACGATCGAAGGTGGTCGGACGGTGCTTGCACTCAGAACGCCAACAGCATTGACAGGCACTACGCTTACCTTTCAAGCTTCCGACGACGCAAACAACTTTTACGCACTTTACAACGGATCGACCGAGTACAGTGTAACCGTTGCGGCATCGCGGTTCGTGGCACTCAATACCGATGTTATGGCCGGTGTGCGATACCTGAAGGTTGTCAGCAATTCGGCTGAGGCTGCATCGCGGGATATCATCGTGATAAACGGAGAGCTGTAATGTCGGCGATCGGCGAAGCATTGCGAACGAAGCTATTGAGCTACAACGCGGTTTCAACGCTCGTTGGTCAGCGCATGTATCCCGATGCACTCGTCCAAAATGCTCAATTGCCTGCCATCGTTTACTATGTGACATCGACAGAACGAGATCACGCCATCGACGGTGTAACCAAGTCGGCTCATGCTAGGGTTACATTCGATTGCTACGCAACTACTCGGCGAGTCGCAAGCTCGATCAGCAAGGCGATTCGCGAAACTGGAATAGATTTTTTTCGCGGGACTGTTGACGGTTACTCGTTTGCGGGAATCGATTTCGACAGTGCCGACGAATACCTAAACGATACTCCAACCGATGGAAACCAAGAGCATCGGTATTTGGTTAGCTTTGACCTCTTGGTTCACTATGGGGAGCCCTAGACATGGCTGCATTGACTGTACCGACGACTGGACTTGGAGCGACCATTTCCGGGACTGGGTTGATTACTACTAAACTCAAGCGGATCGGCGAAATGACCATCGGAGTCGATCAACTTGACATTACCGATCTGGGAGCGGCTGGTTTTGAATTGCTTCGCCCTTCGGATCTTCGCAAGAACCCTGAGGTCGAAGTGGAATTCTATTGGCTTGGATCGTCGATCCCGTTTACCACGGCCATGATCCCATCGGCTGAGCCCTACGCTGGTATCTCGGTGACGATCACATTGCCCGGTGCTGGATCTTTCCAAGGCACTGCGTTTGTTAAGTCGGTCAAGACTCCGACACTTGAAAAGGGCGCGATCATGACTGGAAGCTACACGCTCCAGTTTGACGGTGCGACAGATATTACTTTCACGGCTGCTTAATAGGAGCGAGCATGTTTACTTTGGTGAGACAGCAAGGATATTCGGTTGACGGTCGGCTGAAAGACCTCAACCAATTCCAAATCGGCGTTAATGGTGTTTTGGTGGGCTATTTGCCTTTTGGCAAGGTGGCACAGATACAAGCCTTGTTCCAGTTTCCGCATGACTCGTTGAGCGACGACGAATTGACCTCGATCGCATTGCAAGCCGAACAGGTTCAAGGACATCCGGTCGAAGTGCAACGGCCAGAACAGCATTCTCGGAAGTTCTACGAGGATGCACTCGAAGCAATTCGCAAGGAGGAATCGGAAGATGAGTAACATCGAAGATGAGTTTTTTGCGTTGGTTGAAAGGCCACTGAATACCAAGCCGGTGCTAGTCAACGGCAAAGAGTATGTTTTGCACGAACTGTCCGAAGGCGATGCAGCGGAAATGGAAGTCGCAATGCAGGACAAGAAGGGCAAATACGAATGGTCTCGCCATCGTCGCGTTCTTGTTTCTTATTGCTTGCGAGACAACGAAGGTAATCGCGTTATTAGCGATCCTGACAGACTCAAGAGCGTACCAAATCAGATCGTCGGCAAGCTTTACGAGGATTGCCTTGCGTTGTCCTCATACAACGCCAAGGAGATTGAGGACTTGGTAAAAAAATCCGATCCAGCCCAAGGCTAAAGGTTGCCTTTCGGCTGGCGTTGGCTTTCGGCATTGCGGATCCACTTCGATGGGTTCGCTCGATGCCTGCGGGACAGTTAAATCAGTGGGTCGCTTGGGACAAGGTGGAGCCAATGGGCGAGCAATGGTTGCAGACAGCGACATTGGCACATGCAACGCACTTGGATCTATTCGTTCGAGCCGGTAAGGATTGTCCAGAGATCGAGGAGTTCATGCCCGCTAGGTACGCTCGAAGGAAAGTAAGCCTCAAATCGATTTTGATGGATGGCATGGATACCGCAAAAGAGATGGCTGGACAGGTCAAGGCAATGTTTGGATTTGGAGGTAAGTAAATGGCTCAAACGATCAACATTGCAAACATCAAAATCGGCATGGATGTTGACGAGCTCAAGAAAGGCGGGATGTTTACGCGCGGTGAGTTGGCATCGATCACAAGGCTTGCCAAGGAATCAATCGATCCTTTTGATCGTTATGCAACCGAGATGGAAAAGCTTCAGCGAGCCTACAACGCAGGCGGCTTGAGTGCTGAACGCTTCGCAGCGATCCAAGACACTCTTTCCAAAAAGCTTGGCGTATCAATTCCGGTTCAGAACGTCGCGACATACTCGCAAGCCATCGAGCAACTTCGGATTAAGGTTGCAAACGGTTCGATGACGACTGACGAATTCAAACGAGTGCAAGCAAGCTTGCAGGCTCAACTAGGACAGACTACAAGAGCCGTCAACGAGCAAAAAACGGCAATCAGTAACCAGCAATCCGCAATCAGTTCAATCAAGAATCTCGCGATGACCTACGCTGGCCTAAGCGCTGCAGTTTCGGCGGTCAAAACATCGGTCAAGCTTGCGGCTGAAATGGAGCAAACAAAGGTAGCTTTTGGAGTCATGACAGGCTCGGCGGCTCAAGCGACCAAGCTACTTAATGACTTCAAAGCACTCGACATTGAAAGCCCGATCAACTTTGCGGACTTTTCAAGAGCCGGGAAAACAATGCTTCAATTCGGCGTTCAAGCCGATGCACTTCGCCCGACACTTAGCAGGCTCGCAGCGATCTCTCTAGGCAATGCTGAGCAGTTTCAGTCGTTGGCATTGGCTTTTGGTCAAGTTCAGGCCAACGGTCGGCTAATGGGTCAGGAAGTCTTACAGATGGTGAACGCTGGTTTCAACCCTTTGCAGGAGATCAGTCGAACGACCGGCGTTAGCATGATCGAGCTAAAGAAGCGGATGGAAGATGGTGCTATTAGTGCTCAGATGGTCGCAAAAGCATTTGAGACAGCGACTAGCGAAGGCGGTCGATTCTACGGCATGAATCAGCAACTTGAGGGCACAATGGCAGGGCAGTTCGCCAAGCTAGAATCAGAAATCAAAGCGGCATCAATAGCACTTGGTACGGCGTTAATCCCGCTCGTTCAACAGTTGACTGGATTGCTAAAGGATATTTCATCAAGTGCGACATCCGACGAAAAGACTGTCGGCGGTTATTTCGTGTTTTTGGCTGAAAAAGCATCTACTGGATTCGCGGCGATGACCAGCGGACTTAGAAACATGACAGCCGAAACGATGCTTTCTAGCATGAGCGTTACGGGCATGGTAAGCAATCTTCTTTCTGGCCGCCGAGGTGCATTGGATGACTTTTTAGATTCGCTCGACGATCAAGAGGAAGCAGAACTTGACGCAGCAGCAGCATCGATCAGAGCCGAAGCGATGAAAGCGGAAGCAAAGACCAAAGCCAATGCGGAAGCAATCGCAATGGCGGAAGCAGCGGCGAAGCGTGCTAGCGACGAAAAGGCTCGACTGTCAGAGCTCGAAAAGTCTACAGCACTTTACAAAGAAACGGGTAAGGCTATGTGGGATCTTCGCGAAGAATTCGACAAGCTAACGCTAGGCGAACAGGCAGCACTTGAGGCGAAGCAAAAGCGAGCTGGTTGGATGGATCAAGACATCGAGCGGTATCGATTGTTTAAGAACAGGGTCGATGAAGCTCGCAAGGCTCAAGAATTGGAAGCGGACGCAGCGAAGCTCAAAGAGGAAATGACAAGCCCTCAGGAGAAGCTTCAAAAAGAACTGCAACGACTGGAAGCAATGAAAGCACTTGGGCCTGATAAGGGAATCAATCAGCAGCAGTTTGACGCTCTGTCAATGCGAGCGGCTGAAAGGTTTCAATCTAAGGAGAATATCGCTAAAGATATCGCTCCTGCGCTCAAGGCAGGTACCAAAGAGGCGTTCCAATTCGTCCAGCGTGAAAACCTTCAGGCTAAAGAAAAAGCAGAGCAAAAGAAGATGCAAGAGCAATTGCTTGATGAGGCTAAAAAGGCAAACGAACTTGCTGCGAATGCTCCACGTTTAGCACTTGCGAGGTAATCATGGCAAATGAATTAGTCGGCGCAGAACTTCGCAAAGGATCCGGTTTTTGTCGCAAGGGTCAAGGCTTTCAGCTGATCTTTGGTGAGACCTGGAACTACCGGGTCAAGACCGATCAGGTTACCAGTAATCGCTTCGATGTGCTTTACAACACTCCTGGCCTACCTCGGGCCGGATTGCTCTACGGTCAATTAAATCTTGTTTGCGATGAGGTGTCATGCGAACGTGAAGAAAAACACGCTCTTTACTGGAATGTAACGGCTCGATTCCAAACAGGATCCGAAGAACAAAAGCAGAACCAAGAGCAAAACCCTGACCCGGCAACATGGATCCCGGTTTTTCGCATCGATTCGTTTACCACCAAAGAAAAGATCCTTAGCAAGGATCGAAGCAATCCGGCAAAATATCCGGTCAACAGTGCAAAGACCCCATTTGATACGCCACTGACGCAAACCAGTTCGCTCTGTCAATTCTCGTTTGTTCAGTTTGAGGATTCTGGGCTAAAGCTCAAAGATTTCCTTGACCGAAACGACACAGTTAACCAGTCAAGCTTCGACGCTATCGGCCAGGTGTTCGCTGCTAGGACGTTGCTGTTAGAAGTGCAAGAGGCTGAATTGGGATCCTACGCCGGTTACTCTGCTTGGCGGGTCAAGTACAAGGTGACCTATGATCCCGACACACACGACGAGGTGCGAGCCGACATCGGGCCGTTTTATCTCGATGGTGGCAATCGAAAGCGGTACATGGACGACACGAATACATTCCCGATGGTCGGGCCTTTGAACGGCTCGGGGGCCAAGGCAACTGATCCGGCTGAACTGTCGTTTAGGGTCAAGAAGGAAATCAACTTTTCCTCGTTCATCAGGACATCCTAAAATGGCCAATGAAACGCTTTACGCTTTCAACGAGTCAGATAGCCAAGCATTGCTCCAAGGCATCGGAGCGAAGGCATCAGGCGGTCAGAATGGGAACGATCATGTTTCGACAGCGGATACTGTTTTAGCTTTTGCGA